ACAACATCGTTCATGCCCATACCCCCCCCCAGGGGTATCGCTAGCAGGCCTGCTTGAGACGCCCCAATCGTTCCAGAGTCCGCCAAGGGAGATATACTTTAATGCGCTCCCCTTTTGATGTAGGGACGTTATAGGAAAGCCACTCCTGGGCCTGCACGCAAGATAGCGCGATTAGTAGTGGACCGCCCTGGTGCTGGCAACTGATGTGGGACCGTAAAGCATAGGGATCGGAGTTAACCATGAAGTACTGCCTAGGGGAATAGATGATACGGTGATATGTATATTTCGAACCCGCATAAGTTGGAGCTAATGCAATCAACCTATTTTCTTGCGCTTTAGAGAGTCCTACTGCGGTTGAGAACTCCCTAATGAGCTCGGGTGCATGACGCAATACCTTCAACCCTGCCTCCAGCACCTCATCCCCCCTAACAAAATCTTTAAATGCCCTTTGCACCTTCTGCATAAATGGATCCCCATGGGGTTGAAATCCCGATCTGGTGCCCAGATACGCCATTAACACGCTAGCTATAGAACCCTTATTTGCGTCGGGAGACAACGTGACTCCGTTTTCGTATATCACCTCGTAAGCAGTACTCGGTGTAATCAGCTGTCCTTCCTCCCACTCACAGTAGTATAAGCAGCTATAATCTTCAGGATGAACCCTCAATCTCCGATTCTTCTTGTAACTACGAAACGATTCCAATAGCATGAGCGCCAACTTATCAGCTCTCACTATTTCCTCAAACGGTGAGGAGGCGACGCTCCTTAGCGTACCCTTTATCTTCGTCTCCGCTTCAAGCCCTTTAATAATAGCGGAGGGCAGTGTTACGCCAGCAGCGTGAAGCTTAGCAGCAGCGTCCAGAGAACGTTGGTTAGCTCGTAGGTTCTGGTACGCATGCAATGCAGCCGCCATTTGTGGTAGAGCGGTCCGATATTCCCTCTCTATGTCCACGTCACTAACCGTCTTAAACTTTGATAACGTCTCAGCCAAATGAACCCCCATTAGCACGTTCCTATCGTCCAGTAGCTCATAATCCAGTAACAGTGAAGCGTCGATAATAGCGCCCTCCTCGTCTCTTCGCATAAGTTCCTTCCACATGTTGGACGTTAGTGAGAGATGGAACAAAAACGTCTTTGCATAGGCTCCGCGAAGAGAATAAAAATTAGGAACTGGTGAATATGTCCCGTCTTTCCTTCGATAGGAGGGAGGAGGTAGCATAGGCCCACCTTCAACCCACGCGTAAGATAGAGGCGCTATGAAGGAAAAGAAGAAGGTATCATGCGTACACTCTTTGGGGTCCTGTTCAATGATCCCCCTCCCAAAAATTCGCTCGATAAACTCTTTGTCCTCATATAATTTGCGTGCCGCTCCCGTTGAAATCTTGAGAGTCACCTTTGCTGCACAAAACAGGTAGAGAGCGTACAAAATTGGCAGTAGCATGTGAGGGTTCGGTACCCTGTTCCCTAAATCATAGGCGAGCGCGAGTAACTCACTCATTTTCTCTACAGGTCCTTTCGCTTCCCTCGGTTTCTCTGCTGTAAGTAATGAAACTCGATCTGGGTACAACACAGGTCGTCCCAATACAGCTCGCTGCTGAAGAAACTCCATCGTGGACACTGATGATTCGTTCTCAGTCTTGAAACCAACCTTTTCTATGGAGTCTTGAACTCTCTTCAAGTCTCTGGCGCGCTTTTGTGGGGATCCTCGGAAGGCCATGCTGATATCATCCCCTTGGACTGCGGTGTGGCGGATGGAGGAAAGTATGCCAAAACGTAAATCTCGAAACACATCTCCAAAAATTGCGGATATTAACCGAATAGTGTGGTGTGCAGTAGTATATCCCAACCCTGAGGGAAAGGTAGGATCAGCTGTAGTAACATAAGGAATGACTTTCCCCTTCACGCGAGTTGACTGCGGCTGGAATCTCGTCATAATGTCCGAAATTAGATAAGAAAACGCGGAGACGATTGAGGTCTCCTGGGTGATGGGATCCGTATGTTGGTGTGCTCGGTAGCATAAGTATTTGTGGCAAGGGACGTCGGCGAGCGCTTCGGACGTCATGGACAAAGTCTGCATCTGGGAAACTAATTGAACACTAGCATCAAACCCGCTAACATCCATACTGCTGCACAATACATTGGCACTAGAAGTGTAGTATAGCAGGGGAAGCATATCTGACATGTCGCCTTTCTGTTTCCCTGAAGATGCCTGCGGAAGCAAATGTTGTAACTCCTCCAATGCGCGGAGAACGGGGAGAGAAGCTAAGATTCTAGGGTTGTTTACTCCAGCGACAGCTCTCGCCCTCCGTAGGATTTGAGTCCTCTCTACTGCAACCACTACGTCTACCAACCTAGCCTGAAATCTCTCTAAATTCAGGTAGTCTTCTCTCTCATCTATAAAAGCGATAACTCTCTTCTTGGAAGCCGCCCTCAGCCTCTTATCTGCATGCTGTACGCGCTGTCCCCCTTCCGGGAGCTGACCAGCGGATGATGTGGTGAGAAATGGAATGATTTCATAGTTCAGGTTGGAGAGGAGCACTGCCGAATTGGCACGCCATTGAGGAAAGGCCCGCCTCAAGTAGTTGTATCCGGGCAAAAACTCCGGCACACTCGTCTGATCGTAGTAGAGGACCTGACTGTTGGTTAAGTGCGATCGTGGTCTCATAGTCCTTATGACGTGATGCTCCACGCGTGGCAACACGGCTTTGTCTATAGTGATTTCCGGTAGGGAGGCGAAGTACGTTCCATCGTTGGACATGACGCGTCCAACAAGGTATCCTGCTATGCATGAGTCTAAGGAGCTCGCGCTCTGTAAATGTCTTACATATCTCTCCACCTCTGAGGATAAATTCAGCTTCGCCGCATGATTCCGCCCTGCTTCTTCTTGCATCACAATATCCGGCTCTGTCGTGTCCCGAGTCGTCGTCCCCATTAAACATCCAGTTTGTGACCACATCGCGATCTTCTGGGGCGGAAGGCGGTGAAGAGAATAAGGGAGCCAATTGCTTAAGTGGCTCTTCGTCTTTAGCTTCCGGTCCTGGAACCCTCCTGGTAGGCAGTCCATCCAATGTTGTATACACATTATGCAGTCCACTTCGGTCACGACATTGGTAAAGTGCATTATAGCTAGGTGGCCGGCTCCATGCAGCAGTAAAGGTAGTACCGAAAGCACGGGCTGTCTTGTCTTCTCCCATACAATTTTCCCCTCTTTCTCGTAGAATGGCGGTGCGACGTAACTTCCGACCAATAAGTGAAAATAACGCAGCAGTACATGATTTTTGTCGCGGTACGCTCGCAATAGAGCCACCATCGCTGCTGTCTGTTTCCATATCCCTGCTACTCTTGATTGGTTTTGTGAGGAAGACAGCAACTCCTTGATTAAATTCAGCACCACGTTCCCGCTATCCGCCAGATTCAGCGCCGGGACAGTAGGAAAGGTGGAAACGTTAAAAGTAGGCAGGTAGTTGTACTCGTATTCCACTCCACTCAACGAATACTTTAAACCAAAGGAAGTTCTGCTGTACTCAAACGAGTTGGGGTTAACGTCTGGGGGGCTGTGAAACTCCTTGGGAATGGTAAATGCCACTTGAATGGATTGCCCGCTTGCAGACTCACCGTGGTACTTCCCTGGCGTTAATGGATTATAGTCACGTTTAATGTATTCGAAAATTGAATTAGGTGTAGAACAGATGGAACTGACTTCCTGGAGAATTGTGACGTCATCGTGTGGGATTGTCAGCGTTTTCAAGAAGGTCTCGACTGCTTCAGACATGAATCTCT